AAGTTAAGCTTTAATCTTTCACTAGTCCATGCTAATGCTAAGGCTCTTGGTGGAGATAAAAGAATATATGGTGCAAGAATATATTATAAGAAAAGTGGTGATGTAGACAGATATAGACTTGTTGAGCTTCATCTAAGAGATGGTGTTAAAAGTTCTACAAGCTCTAGTTATATACCTTGGAATGAAAGTAGTGATGTTTACAATTTATCTAGTGACATAGTATTTGAAGATGCTCCTGATATATATACTTATGAAAGTGATAAAGATGGTGTAATTGCAGAAGAGTTTTATGGGGAATCTAAGGATGAAATAGCTTCTACTACTGCTGGACCAGTTGGACATGATATAAAATTTGGAACAGCTACAGTTGGTCAAAATGGACATGTGTATCTTGGGAATATAAGTTTTAATGGATCTGAGAGACCTGATGCTATGATGTATTCTCTTAAGAACTCTGGATCAGCATTTCCAATGTTCAACCTTGTTGATTCTCCTTCCTCAGATGGTAGTAAAATTATTAAATTAGAGTCATTTCAGGATACAGTATTGCAGTTTAAAGAAAACTCTTTATATACTTTTAATATTTCAAATCCTCAAGCTCCTTACGCAGAAGCAGTATTTAAGGATTGTGGAATATATAATCCCTGCCAAGTATTTAAAACTTCATTTGGAGTTATATTTGCTAATGATAATGGTTGCTTTATATATGATGGAAGAAGTGTAACATCTTTAACTAATGGTAAATTTGCTAGAACTGATTGGGCTCTTACTAGTGGTTCTGGCATAGGAGTTGATGGAGCAGCAGTTCCATGTGTAGGTTATGATCCACGTTCACAAAATATAATTGTTTTAAAGAATATTGGAGATAATTCTACAGATACCGGAGCTTGGATTTTTAATATGCCAACTCAATCATGGACTGAAGGTTTAGACATGATAACAAATGGTAATGAGAATAGACATACTAATTTTATTATAACATCAGATGGTTATTTATCTATTAAGCGTGATGATTCTCAATCTATCTTTGACTATACTCAAGGCAATAATGCACAAAAGTTTATCTTTCAAACAAAAGATATGGACTTCGGATTACCATCTCAAACTAAGAAATTATTTAAAGTATATATTACATATAAAGGGAATGCATCTAATCTAACTGCGACATGGAGATATAATGGTGAGACAACAGACAGAGGGTTTACTGCTACAAATTGGGCTGATAACTCTGATATAGATGACTTTGAGGTAGCTACACTCGTTCCTGATAGTTTAGCTGAATCTAAAGGTTGGAAAAGTATGTCAATATATATTACAAGTGCATCAAATACTGTTGCTACGGATTTTGAGATAAATGATATTGCAATTTTATATAGAGCGAGACCAATAAAATAATGGCATTAGATAAGTCAGGATCATTACAATGGGGAAAAGGTACTAGACCAACATCTAGGAGTGAGATTGGTACACCTAATCCAAGTGAAGGTAGTAATGGAGATATTCAGCTAAGAAATACTAATATTGGTGCAAGGTTATTTGGTAAGGTTGGTGGCAAGTGGCTATCTATTAACTTATCTAGTACAAAAGAAATGAGACTTGGTATTAATGATAGAAAGCAAATATTTATTAATAGTAATGGATTTAGATTTGGTGCTAATTCTGCTACTGAAACTGCACTTAGAATAGCAAATGATGGTTCATTGTCTATAGGTACTAGTACAACTAAAAAAGTTAATATTTCATCAGCAGGCGTTTTAACTGTCGCAGATGTTCTTCTTACTGGTAAAATTGGATTAACTGGCACGGATAATAATATTTGTATTGGTGTTAACAATTCTGATGCTGGTGATGATAATGTGTCTATTGGCACTGATGCTGGCAGTTCTCTTGAAAGTGGTGGAGACTTAAATATATCTATTGGGACAAAGGCAGGAGAAGACATTACCACTGGCGATCAGAATACTTTAATTGGTTATAATGCTGGAAAAGAGATTTCAACACAAGGCTTTAGTACATTTGTGGGTACTTATGCTGGGAACGTAGCAACTGGGGCTGGCAATACTGGTTTTGGTACAGGTGCTGGTCAAGTAATTACAGATGGCTATTGGAATACTTATATTGGGTTTAATACAAGAGGTTCTGGGACTAGCGTTGTAAATGAAGTAGTTCTTGCAGGTGGATCAAGTGGAACTGCTGGTAATGGTAGCAATACAGTTACGCTTGGTACTGATTCTGCTACTGATGTATATATGGGGGAAAATGGAAGAGCTAATGTCCATGGAAAAGTCATGGCTCTTTATGATATGGGATACACTGGTGCTGATGGAGGAACTTCTCCAACTAATATAACTGATTACATGCAAATTTATGGAAGTATTTATAATAAACTATATCTTGTAAATGGTGAAGGCAATCATTATGAATTAGAGGCTGTAAGTAGTCCAAGTGGAAGACATACTCTATCTGGATTACAAGATATAAGGTATAATCATAGTGGTGATAATACAGTTATTACACAATTTTACAGGCGTGAAGGTGGGACATCTGCAAGTCATGCATTTAAAATTCCAGCACATGCTATTATAACGAGGGTTGTTGCAGTTGTACAAACTGCTAGCAATCAATCTACTCATAAGGTTAATATAATGATGTCAGCTACCCATGGTACTGCTGCAGATTCATCTATATCTAGTGGAACTGAGCTTTTAGGTGCTGGATCTGCTAACGCTGATACGATTAGTACTGATGTAGCTTTAGGTGGAACTTCAGAAGATATTGATCTAAATGGAGATCATAAAAAAGTTTATATGTGTAATACATTGGTAAGAAATGGAGGTAGTGATCAGTATATATATATATGTAATGCTGGTACTGGAAATGGAACTACAAACTCAACAGCAGGTACTTTATCTATATTGATAGAATACTATGGAATGGATTAATAATTTAAAATAAGAGGTAAGTAAAATGGCAGTAAGTACGTCAAGACTTAAAATTAGAAAAGCTCAAAGAAAAGAGGCAAGAGAAGTTGCTGAAGCTGCAGCTAGACAGAGAGCAAGGCAAAAGAAAAGAAAAGGGTTTTTAGGTAAAATATCTGGCATCGTTGGTGGTGGTCTTGGATCACTTATAGGTGGTGCTTTAGGTGTTGCCTCTGGAGGTCTTTTAATGCCACTTATTATGGGTGCTTCAACATTAGCTGCGAAAAAAGGATTAGATGAGGCTACTAAAAAGGGAGTGTTTGGTAGAGGTCTGATGGGTTATGATCCAAGAGATCTAAAAAGAGCTGGAAAGGAATTTGGATATGCTGAAGCACAAAAAGGACAAGAAATGGCAGAGCTTAAAGCAGGGGCAAAAGAAAGGTCTACTATAATGGGTGAGCTTCAAAGTGCATATGCAGGTGCTGCTCTAGGTGGATTAAAAGGTGCAATGAAAGGTGCTTATAAGTCAGGTGGTCTTAAAGGTGTTTTGGGTGAGTTTGGAAAAGGAAAGACATGGATGGGGCAAGGAGCTGGTGGTGTTACCGGTACTGGTGGTGGACTATTTGGAAAAGGCATGGAAGGTGTTAAAGAATATGCTACTGATGCATGGAGTGGTGCAGGAACTTATGCCAAAAAGCAAGCTAGTCAACTTGCAAAAAGCTCTTTAACAAAAAAATTAAAAGAATTTGATCCTACAGGTGGAATGGGAGTTGATCTTTTAAGTCAAGTACCTAGTAGTGTGGAAGGCTTAGGGCGTAAAATAAAGCATGGAGTTTATGATCAGCCTGCGATGACTCTTGGTCAAGGCAATGTATCTCCACTTAAAAGTTTAGGTATGGGAGTTGGACAATCTCAAGAAGTACAACCTCCAGCACCTGCAGGTGGCAATCTTGATGAACTTTCTTTTGGACAGGCATTTAAGCAGGAATTTGCTAGTCGTCCTGGGGAAACAATGAATTGGAGAGGACAGGATTATGCATTAGAGCAAGCTGAAGATGGTGGATATATCCCTAAGTATCAAGAAGGTGGAAATGTTCAACAACAACAAATGAACACTCAACCTCTTAGTGGACAAGATTTATTAGGGATGCTTATGTCTGATCAGCCTCAAGATAAAGAAGAACTTGAGGATACTGATCCACGTGTTCCCACTATAGCTGAATACTTTGGTTCTCAAGGCAAAACATACACCGGTACTAATACTAAGAGTTTATCTCAAATGCTTGGAAGGTAATAAATATGTCAAAAATATATAATGAAGTAGTCATTGATATGAATCCAGAATCACCTGATTTTGAACAGGTGCTTCATGAGGATAGTTTTGAATATAATGGTGAAATGGCTTTATGCCATATGATTCAATCACTTGGAGGTACTCCTAAACACCACACTCATCCAACGAAGGAGGAGGAAGCACGTGCTAAAGAGAAGAGATTGTCTGGAGTAAACCCTAAATGGGGAGATAAAGCACAAGATTTTTTTAATAGTCTAGACCTTTCTGATAAAAGTAGAGAAGATGTATATAATTTATATAATGATTGGTATAAAGAAAACGAAGACAATTTAGACAGTAGAAGTTCTGAAAAGAAAAATAAAAGACAAATATATGCAGCCCTTCAAGGAAGTGATTTTGGAGAATATACAAAAGGATATGATGATGTTGAGGAAGGTGAGATAATGTATGATAAATCTGGGGAGGGTGCTAAAGAGCTGATGTTTCAAGATGGAGAATGGGTAGAAACAGGGAATAAAGCTTTGGAATGGTGGAAGACAAAAGGGAAGGTAGTTGATGAAGCCGGATTACAAAAATCACAAGATGTTGCTAAGTCTGCTTTTGAAGAACGAAGAGAAGAGTCTGGAGATCCACACGAAGGGAAGTTTATGATTGTTCCTTCAGGCACTTATGAAGAGAAATATAAAAAAGAAGCTTTTGGAGAAACGGAAATAAGAAGTCGTAACGTCAAAGGAGCAGATAGATATGAATATAGAAATGGGGAATGGGTTAAGACTAATACAAAGCCTTTGAAGTATAGTCTCTATGAAAAGAAAGCCGGACAAGATGGCTTAAAAGATGCTCGTGGTGCTGAGTATAATGTGTTTTCTAAAGATACTGAGTTTACTTCTGAAGCACTTGCAAGTGGAGATTTTGATCTTTCTGATCCTTTATTCTTTGATCCTCTAGCATCAAAAGCAAATAAGGCAGGTGATCCAACTGGAGGAGAAGATATAGATGGTGATGGTACTCCTGATCCACAGCCTGCCCCAGGGAGTGATTGGGGTGCTGAGAGTTTTGGAAAAGATGATTTTATTGATTCGGTAACTGGAAAACAATTGGGAGTTGATCAGATTATTGAAAATCTTGCAGGCAAAGGTGTTATCAAGCCAGGAATAAAAGGTGATGATTATAACCAATTAAAAAATAATATAATGAAAAATGCTCCTAGGTTTGCAGATTTTGCACCATCTGAAGAACAGATGGAATTTGCTCAAGCTGATTTCAAAAAAGATTTAGGTGCTATACAAGACCAAGCTGCTTCTCCTGAGGTTGCTGCTATGTCAAGGGCTGAGGCTGGTGGTCAAGGTTCTGCGATGAGGCAGAAGAGGAAACAAGAAAAAAATGTTGCAAAGAAATTTGAACAAGCTCAAACTGCTTATCAAAGAGATGTTTATAATTTAAATAAAAACGCTACGGACAAGTATGAGAGTGAGTTAGCTACGTATTGGGATACTGTTCCGGAGCATTTAACCAAGTCAGCACTTGGTGGTTATATTTATAGAGATGGTTCTGGGATAAGTACAGATAATAAAAATTCAACAAAAACTTTTTTAGATATTTTAACAGAGTTGCCAGACTCAGGAGGTGTATAAATGGCTCAAGACATGTGGAGTTTATTTAATAGTGAATTAGCAAAAGCTGAGAGAAGAGAAGGCTCAGAGCCTGACTATTGGGATCATATGCTTAAAGTAAGAGAGGCTAAACAAAGAGCTGACTTGTATACGGATCAAGACCTAAAAGAAAGAAATGTATCTTTGACAAATCTAATAGATGAAATTGATACAATAAGTGGATTAGATAATTTAACTAAAAATGAGTTAAATACTTATGAAAATGATGCTTATAGTCTTGGGAAAGGATCAAATATTGTTTCCCATAAGACAATGCAAGATAAAATTAACGACAGACGTAACGCAATAGTGAAATATAATGGAGCTATGGATCAATTTGAAAGCTTTAGGAAATCACCAACATATCTCAATGAGGTAGATGAATGGATTAATCTTGATTCAGCGTATGACAAAGTAAATGCAAGACTCAAAGCTGATGGGAAAAAGCAATATGGCTATCCAATAGAATACATAAAAGATCAGTTTGATGAAATAACTAGAATTGAGCAGGCTATGAGAAGTGGCTTTGAATTTGATCAGCAGGGAAATATAACAAAAAATAATTTTAAATCTATTTATGATGATAATGATATGTATATGGAGTTACAGGAACATAAAAAAAGACTTAATATTGCCTTAACGAGTTTAGCTGATAATAAAATTAATGCAGAAGAAGCACAAGCAATTATAATGGCGAAGCCCGAAGAATATGAAACAATGAGAAAAGATGCAAAAGATAATGCCAAAACTGCTTATAAAACAAATAATGCTCAAGCTTTAAAATATGAATACCTTAAGGCTTCTGTAAAAAAAGCTGAAGAAAATGGTACTCCTTTAACTACTGATTTGTTAAAGCAAGGAGCACTTGAGGAAAGCTTTGATTCAGCCAATACTGAGACTGAACTTTCAGGTTTAGCTTTGATGGGTATGAACAATAATTATAAAGGTGTTTATGAATTTCTAGATGATAAACAAGAACTATATACAGGAAGAGCAAGACAAAATAGTGACACATACTATGAATGGGCTGGAACAAGATTATATTATCCTGATACTCAGATTGTTGACCCAGGTAGCCATATATTAAAAGTAAAATCTGGAGAGGAAAATAAAAATCTTATTCTAGAGAATATTCCTGAACTTTCAGGACTTCCCGATCCTGACAAGCCTGTTGAAGTAGATGATGAAGAAGAGATGGACTTTGAGCCAGCTGACCCATTGGCAAAGGTTAAAAAAGATGATCCTGACGATCCTAGAGCTTCAAGAAATAACAATCCTGGAAATCTAAAATTTAATCAGCAGATAAAATCTACTGGGAAAGATGATGATGGATTTGCTAAATTTGGTACGGCAGATGATGGTTGGAATGCATTGTATGCTCAAATTGACGGAGCAAAGAGAGGAACTACACCAAATTATGTAAGAGATGATTATACATTATCAGAGTTTATCCATAAATATGCACCACCAGAAAATGAACAAGGCGAAGTAATTAATGATACTGAGACATATCTTTCAAATTTAGAAAATTGGCTAGACGTTGATGGTAGCACAAAATTAAAAGATATTAATACAAAGCAACTTGCAAATGCTATTGCAAGGCAAGAAGGTTACACAGGAGATTTTCCAGAATCCGGAGTTCCTGCAAAAACAAAACTTGGTGTAAAGGGAAAGATGTTAACTTATCAAGAAGGAGAACAAAAAGGAAGAGAAAAGGGAGACGTTGTAACACGTACTCCAGGAGCATACTGGCCAGTGTTTAAAAGGCATCAAGAGAATTTAAGACAAATTGCTGTAGAAAAATATAATATAAAAGAAAACAAAGCTAAATATAAAAATATACGATCTTTTGTTGAGAAAAAATTTGACGAATTTCTAAAACAAAGAGGACTGCATGGAAAAGGATATAGCAAAGGTGATTATATATATTTTTTCCCAACCGATGATAAATATGGTTATCGTGAATTTAAAGATACAGTCTGGAAAGGAACAACTAAACCTAAAGGAGAAGGGATTATTAATAAAATCAAGGGATGGGGAGTAAAGACTAAGGGTCTTCAAAAGCCAATACTTGATAAATATGATTATGAAGGAGGCAAGATCACCGGTGCATATGCTGATTTTGCACGTTTGTTTGATGAGTTTAGAGAATTTCTGCATACAGTTTAATATAGGACTTTAAATATTATATGAAAGCAAAATACGGACAAGTTGATATAGAATCATTAGTAAAGGAAGCAAGGGAGAAATACCCAAGGAGATATCAGGGTCTTTCAGATAGGCATATTTATCTTACACATAAAGAAGCATATCCAGATGCAGCATGGCCAGAATTTTCCCCTTACGATATTAATGATGAAATAAATCCAAATAAAGAAACTGTTGAAGCTAAGGATAAAGACTACTCTCCTAGTACATTTGAGAAAATAGCATTAGCTGGGCTTCCTGAGGTTTGGGCTGATCAGCATGATTGGGCAAAAGAGGCTTATAATAATTCTATAGCTGGAATGACCTATACACTTTTACATGGCAAGCCTAAATATAAGATAGAAGATTATGATCGTGAGCATAAAATATGGGAAGATGCTTTAGGCTTCTTTACAGGTATAGTTTCTGCTCCAGACCTTGGATTATTTCTTGGTAGTGGTGGTGTTGGTGGAGTTGCATCAAAAAGATTACTAGCATCTAATGTTGCACAAAGATGGTTGAAAAATGGTATTGCAGCTAATACATCATTAAAAGTACTTGATAAAAAGTTTGGCGTAGAGTCTATGGTTCGTGCTTCTCTTGATTCCGGTATAAGCTTAGGTATGTATGGAGCTGCTGGTGGAGCAACGGCAGAGGCTACAAGACAAGTTTCAGAGGGATACGAGGATTTAGATTATAGTAAAATAGTTGGTGAAGGTGTCAAGGCTGGTGGAAGTGGAGCTATTATAGGTGCTGCTGCTGGTGGTGTTACTAAAGGTGTTATGGCAAATAAATTTGCAAGAGCTGCAAGAGCTGCGAAAAAAGGAAATAATACATTTAACAATGTTGCTACAAGAATTTTAACTAATCCTGCGTCACAGGTAGGGGCTGAAGCTGGCTTGTTCACTACTGGTCAATTAACCGAAGCATCATTGCTTCATGGTCAAGATTTAACAACTGAAGATATTTATAAAGGTCTTTTTAATAATTTAGCTATTATTGGTGGTTTAAGACTTGCAACTAAGCCACTTAGAATTGGTCAAAATGATATGTCTAGGTATGAAAAAAGACGTTTAGATTATCTCAATAAGCATGTAGAAAAATTTGATAAGCATTTAAATGAAATATCAAAACAAATTAAAGGTGCTGGGATAGAAGTACCAAGAGAGCTTATAGATGAACAAGTAAAATTAAAACTTGAGACAAATGAGCAAAAGGAAGCTTTTGATTTTATTAAGTCACAAGAGAAAAGTTTACATCAAAAATTAGGAAGTAAAAACTTTAAAAACCTTAAAAAGAAAGATCAAATTGAAGCATTAAAACAATATTTACTTCTAAATAATTTCTATACAGATATGTATAGTAAGCTAAAAAAGAATCCAGATTTAGCATATGAGATATTTGAAAAAACTACTTTAAAGACAAAAGATGCTGAGGGTAAGCCAATCTGGAAAAGAGGGTTTAAACCAAAAAGACCTATGACTGATGCTGAAAAGAAGGCTGAGATGAAAAGGATTGACTCTCATTTGGAAACTCATGGCTTATTGAGTGATCTAAATGGCAAGCTTGCATTAAATGATAAAAAAGGTGCTAATAAAGTATTAACAAAATTAATTAAAAAAGGCTATATAGACAAGTCTGACGTAGCATCTATTAAGGGTAAGCCTGATAGTGGGTATGGTGTTGCTCTAGAAGGAGATGTGTATAAATGGTATAATGCTAAGGGTGAACGTGGAGAAGTTAAAATTTCAAATTTCAAAGATGACCCTGTTTTTGGCTCTGCAAAGGAACAGGCTTATAGTGAAGCTGCAGCAAAGGCTAATCCATTTGGCTCAGATAAGCCTAAAGGTATCGATACAGCTAAGGTTAAAAAATCAGATTCAAAGAAAGCTGAGGTCGAGCCCAAATTAGAAGATATATATGATGCTAATAAGCTTTTAACGATAGCTGAGGGACAAGGAGTTCCAAAGGAGACTATTAATAGGCTTAAAGGCAAAGGGATTGAAACAAAAGAAAACCCTGAGGGGTATGATCTTGCAGGGTTAAGAGATGCAATTAACATTCAAAAATCTGCTCCTTCTCAGAAGCTTTTAGAATTAGCAGAACCATTAATTTCAGGTGATAAAAAGCCTAATGGTATTTCTCAAGACGCTTGGGTAAAAAATACAGCACTTAAAAATAACAAACGATTTTTAGAAGTAAAAGACAGAGATAATCGAAAAACTATACTCTTTGCTGCTTCTAGGTATTTAGAGGGGAACGTAAGGAGTAAAGCTATAAATTCTGCTATTAAATTTGCACAGTTTTTAGAAAAAAATCACCCATTTGCAAAATTATCAAGTTCAGGGGCAGAGCTAGAAGTCTTATACAAAAATTATATTGATTATATTCGTAATAATTTAAAAAAAGGTAAAGGTGAAACACATATTAAGGGATATATCAATTCTGAGAATAGTGGACTTAGAGCATTTTATAAAAACACACATAAATTCCTACAAGATAATATAAATCCTATTCCATCAGGAAAAGAGAAAGTACCAACTGCAGTAAGAAAGAGTATCTTTGTTGGAGAATATCTTAAAGAAGAAACACGTAATCCTGAGTTGGAAAAATTAGCTAACAAGTATTCTCCTTCCGGTAAAGGAACTGATGTTATTATTTCAAATAAAGGAAAACCTTACTCACAAAAAGCTAGGCAGGGTAAAGAAGTAGTTATTGAAAAAGATATGATGTATGATCTACTTACTCTTGCTAGGGTTTTAAGACCACGTAGCAATGAATTTACAAAAACTAAAATACGAAATATTAATCATACTGAGGGCTTTATATCTTTAAAAAGACATAAAACTGAAGCATTAGATATTGTTAAAATAGATAAGTCAATTTCAGAATATCTTAAAGCTCATCAGAAAAAACATAATTTAAAAGATAACGATTATATTTTCTTTGCAATAGATAAAGGAACAGGCAAAAAAACATTAATTAGGGATGCACATATTCAAATTTTACTTGCAAAAGCATTAGAAGGAAGTGGTGTTAAGCTTGGTCTTTATAAACCAACCGGAAAGGGGAAGGAAATAAGCTATTTAGATATGAAGGGGGCTATTCCAGATGATTGGGGTGGGAAAAAACTTCCCTTGTCTCGTTTATTTAGAACATTTTTAGAAGCAACTGGGAGTGAAAAACGTCTAGAGGGAGAAGTAGCAACTCTTCCTCCACAGCACAATTTAGGACATAGTAAAGGTACAACAGGAATAATTGGTGAAAGTTATAATCTCAAACAAAAGGGTGGAGGTAGAGAAGCAGGCACTCTTGCAAAGGAAGAGTCTAGGATTGATCGTGCACAAAGGCTAGTAGAGGAAAACCCTGAGTATATTAAGCTTCGTGAGCAAAAGAAAACTGCAAAAGGTGATAAAAGAATTGAAATTAGCAAGGCTATGGATAAAATGGAGCAGGATGTACTTGCGACTATTCCTGTTGTATCAAAAAAAGGCAAGGGTAGAGAGACAATGCTTGCTGAAAAAGAAAATGTACCAGCTCCAAAAGAATGGTATGAAAAAGTTGTAGAACCTTGGCTCAAGAAAAAATATCCAGAATATCACAAGAAGTTAAAATTTGTAGATGAGTTGCCACCTAATGTTGATGGCAAAACTGTTCTTGCTGATCTTATGGGTCACACTATTAGAGTTGTTCAAGGCAAAGCTCCTAAGGATGCTATACCACATGAGATTATGCACTCTGTGTTTCATGCAATTAAAGCCATTGGAAGTCCAAGGGCAAGACAATTATTAAAACAAGTTACTAGAGATTTTGGTATAAAAGGTAGTGATGAAGGTGCTGCAATTAAAGTTGGCAAGATATTAACTGGTTCTCTTGAAAAAGGACTTATTCCTAAAGTAAAGAGATGGTCAAGGAAAATTAATATATTCTTTAGAGATTTCTTTGGTTCTCCTTTAAGAAGTAAGGATGCTGCATTCTTGCTGAGTGAAATAGGGCTTAAAAGAGATTATGGTGGCATAGGAGGTGCTGTAAAGGTTACACCTCAAGATCTTAAAAGAGAAACAATGATTGATCCTAAGGACATGGGAAATCCTAATGATCTTCGTTTAGCAGTTAGATCTAATTTCCAAGTAGCTGCAAAGAACTTTAAGGGACAAGAGAAACAATTACGAGATTATTTGCTTAAAAGTATAGACCCTGAGGGAAGAATGCCATCAAGTTTTAAGAAGCTTTTATATTCTGTTCCTGAAAACATGGATACAGCTACAAAGCAAAAATATTTTAATTATCTTTTAAAATTCAATGAGGCTCTTGAATCTGCTGATCTTCAAAAGTTTCTACAGCATAAGAAGAGCTTAAAGTTTTTTGATACAATTAAAAAAATTGAACATCAAACTGAAGGCGATAGAGTATTAAGAAATATAACTGTAGAAAAAGGCAAGCAGATGCTTTTAGATTTAGGTGTTAAAGATGGTGAAATATGGAATGCTACACAAAAGCAATTAAATGAGTATCGTAAAAGACTTGAGGCGATTGATTTAGCTCCGGTTGAAAGCACCGGTTTACAAGCAGCAGGAGCAGAACTAGCTCCAATACAAACAAAATATAAAGCTTTGCTTGAATGGGGTGGTGCTAAAATACTTCCTGTAATAGACGTTATTGATGCTCTTGGTTTGAAACAAATCTCTCACAAATTAAGAAAACATGTTGCTATACAATCTACACATTATGGAGATGGCTTGCAAAAAGCTCATTATGATATGAGTAAAGGATGGACAATGGAATTGCCAATGAAAAATGGTGGTGTAAATAAGGTTGCTATAGAAGGTATAGATAGATGGACAGGAAAAAGAATATTAACCGGTATTACTAAGCTTGATGAATTAAAAGATTTATTGTCTATTGCAGATAAAGATGGTGGTATATATTTAGAAAATATTAAATGGTTAAAAAGTCATGGCTCTTCTAAAGTTGCAAAAGATTCAAAGCCCTTATCTGCTCAAGAAATAAAGTTATCAAATGATTTAATTAAATTTTTTGAAAATGCTATTCTTATGGACAAGTGGAATAAGACTATTAAAAAAGATGGAAAAAGTGGAGATGCATTAAATGCTGTTGATAAGACTGCTGGTGAATTTAAATATATTAATCTTAACACGCCTGAGGGTAGGATGCTTGCTAGGTATGCACATCCTACTGAAGGTATACCAGCATACTTTGAAAAAGCTTATAAAAAATCATTAAAGCAAAATTTAAATGAAGCTCAATATGAATCTGTAATGAAAAGTGGTGACGTTAAATGGATTAAGAATGGTGTATATATTCATCGTTCTGCTTCTGATGCTTTTAGGAAAATAGTAGATTTAAATAGTGTAGCTTTTGATAGAATTGTTAATAATCAATCTACTGCTATAGCTAGAAAATTAGCAAAAGATCGTTATAAAGTTATGAACCCAAGTACAGAACAAATAAATGAATTTCTTGGTATAGCTCGTGGTATTGCTATTGGTAATGTACATGATGCAAACTTCTTTAGTATTAATAAGTTTTCAACAAAGTTTTTAATGAAAAGACACCCTAGACTTGATTTATTTACAAAAGATGATAATGGCAATTGGATTAGAACATATAATACATCATATAATAATACTGTGAAAAAATATGCTCTTGGTATGTCTCATTATATTGCCGGTATAGAAACCTTTCCTGAGTTTACTAAAGTACAGGGATCTAATCTTCCAGTGCCACGTTTTGAAATCGAAAGCTTTAAAAAGCATACTGGAGAGTGGTCTGATTGGGTTAGCAGTGCTATTAATGACCATATTGGAGTTGGGCAGAAATCACCATTTAACCTTGCTACATCTGCTTTACAAAATTATTCTAATATTTTAGCTAAAACACAGCTTTCTAATCCATTATCTGGAGTTAAGAATGCATTCCTTGCTACTACTCAAGCTGCATGGGCATATGATGTAGCAGATATTGGAAGAGGTATAGCTGAGACATTTAAAGAGGAGAGTAGAATATATGTAACGAGGACAGGTGCAAAGCATATGGGAACAGCTCATTACGAGGGTGGTAAACTTTCAAAAGCCTTAGATGCCACATTTTTTAGATGGGGACTTATGAAGCCAACTGAGAATTGGGCTAGAAATTTTTCAGTTCTTACTGGTAGGATCGACCAAAGAAAACATATAGACTTAATGAGAAATAATCCTAAAGGTAGTAAGCTGTATAACAAGGGTAAAAATAGGTTGGAAAGATTTTATGAATTAGATGCTGCTGATATAGATTTGCTATACAAGTTTGGATATGGTCATGGTAAAAAACTTGAGGGTCACAAGCTTGCACCTCAGAATAAATATGAAAGATCAAAGTTAGAAAGAAGGCTCGAAGTTGCACATCAGAATATGAACCATATGGCTCACATAAAAACACAAGGAACTTCAATATCATTGTTTATGCCTAAAGGGGCTGAAGGAAAGTTTATCAAGCCTATGACTCTCTTTAAAAGAATGGCATATGCTGCAAGTACCAATACAATTAAAAATGCAAAAGAGGCAAAGCAGTCTGGCAATTATATGAAACTTGCTACCGGTACTATGGCTACTTATTTTACAGGTCAAGCATTATTTGGACTATATTCTCAACTTTTAGGAACTGATATGCCAAAAGAAAATTCTTCATGGTGGAAACAATTTTGGACAAATATGTGGAGAGGTGAGTTTTTGGGAATTATGTCTGAGTTTTTAAATCCATTTGGGGCTTCTGTAACTACAAGCATCTATCCAGCCATGTTTAGCAATGCTGGGGTACTTGCTCGTAATCTTTATGATGTAGCATGGAATGACAGTAAGTTTGTCTGGGGTAAAGATCAAGCTGTTGATTCTTATTTAAAGCAAACATTAGGTATATATAATGCTGCTCAAAAAGTTATTCATAGGCGTAACAATCCATATGCTAGAAAAAGTATAAAATTTGACAATCTCTATACTGACTTTGAAAAAGAAATATTTGATAAAAATAAGAGCATAATTTCTGATCCTAACATAAAAACTAAGTATGTTAAAGATTTAAAAAATGCATTTTCTAAAGGTAGTGCAAAAGAATTTGCCAAAGCTTTTATTCTTACATACTATGTTACAGCAAGTGAATACTATAATAAAGGATTTAAGAAAAGTGGAATCAGACATAATACTTTAGATGAAGCATTTAAAAAAGCAGATTCCCAGATGAAAAGATATATGACTCTTCTTAACCCAACACATAAGCCATCAAAGGATTCTGAAAGATCTACAAAAGCTAAATATATCGCTTGGTTAAATTGGCTTGGAAAAGATAAAGATAAAGGATACCTAAATGAACTTGCTATTCTTGGTAATGAGTATGAGAGAAGAATGAATGAATTTAAAGCATTATTACCATATTATATTAGAAAGAACAATCTAACAGATTTAGCAAAAGAGTTTAAATGGCTACATAAAATTTAGTCTCTATCTGTATTATCAATCTTTATAGCATTTTTAATAATTACATCTTTTTTAACTAAATATGCTTTCTTCCACTTGTTGTCTCCATTACCTATAAAGCTTGCAGGCTTCATTGGTTGAACTACTTGTCTCAATATATCCGGTGTAATCCATATATAAATCTCACCATCATCAAAGACCCAATAATCAGCAGTAGTAGTTGATAGTGCTGAAGGTTTACCATTAAACTCAATCTCAACAACAATATTCCCTGTAAAGTTTGATTTCTTATCCTGTTTAACCTCTATCTTCATCCCATTCTCTGGAACAAAAATATCATAACCTTTACAATAACCTTCTATGACATGTGCTCTAGGATATTTCTTTTTTATCTTAGCACATACAGCATCTTCAGAGCTTTTACCTACTCCTAAAGATTCTTTAAAGTTTTTTCCTGCAGTTTTGTCATCTATTTCCATTGTATACTCTTCTATCACCTCAACATCTCCTATTATTCGTTTTATAGCCTCTATACTAAGCATTATTAAGCTTTTTCCATCAAGGTGGGGTGTACCCACGCTGGAGAATTTTCGTAGCTTAAATGGGCTTCTATCCCATATATAGCTATTAATAGTGCATCACATGTTTTTAATGTAATTCCTTTTGTACTTGGACATCTATCCACAGCTAATTTTTTTAATATTTTTTTCCTTACAGGTTTTGGTAAACCTTTTTTTATTTCAAAATGTGATTGCCATTCTTTAGGAGTAACAAGTTTTGGCTCAAGTTCATTTGCTGCTAGTATTCCCTGCCATTGTCCAAAGTTTTCTCCAAATGAGAATGACCCAGCTCTTCCATCTGTAGGGAATGCCCATACTTTCTCAAGAAAGACTCTTGCTCTATAGGCTGGAAAGTTGGTGAGACAACTACCAATTATAAATGACATATCTTTAACTGTCTTAGGGCATGGTAATAATTTTACTTGTTCATCTGTAATGATTGCTATACCACCACCTTTTCCTGGGTCTATACCTATACATTTTCTAAAAGGGGATTTCATCTGTTTCCTTTTCATTTAATGGAATATTAAACATGTCATCTTCATTATTATATATTTTACACTTATCTCCATTGTATGCCATGTTAATAGATCCTGTTTCTCCATATCTGACTTTAGATGCTACAAGAACCATTCTATTTTTATCTTCTGGCTTCGATGAAGCTGCTACTTTGTATGGATAAAATACAAAGAAAACATTCTCAGCTACTTGCTCAATAGCTCCACTTTCTGCTAAGTCTGATAGTTGTGGTAGTTGAGTTCCTCTAGTCTCTAATGCTCTGTTGAGCTGTGAGGCTAAAATTACTGAGCAATTGTATTCTTTTGCAATCCATTTATAGTCATTGACTAGTCTTTCAAGTTGTAGTCTTCTAGGATCATCACTATTCTCTGGCTTTATAAGTTGTATATAATCATCAAATACAATATCCGGTTTAAACTTTTTAATTTCTGTTGCTGTTGTAGAAAAGTCTCTAAGCTGATCAAACATCCTGAACTTATCCGGATTATATTTCTTTGAGATAAGCTCTCTTGTTTTATCTAGCTCTTCTAATTGAGTTTCATCATATATACCTTTACGTATCATAGAGTATGAGAGTTTGCCAGATTCAAGACCTATAAGCTTTTTAAGAACTTCTACATTGGTAAGTTCTCTATTGAGTAGCAATACCTTTTTACCCTCTTCAAGAACATTACTTAACATATTTAATATCATTGTAGACTTTCCATGCCCAGGTCTTCCACCTACAATAGTTATCTCTCCCCTTGTTAAACCACCTGCAAACTTGTCTACATTTTGAAAGCCAGTTTTTATTAGTAATTTGTCTGTGTTTTTAATTGAGTCAATAGCATCACAAAGTGCATCATCTATATCAAATGTATTGTCCGGTCTTAAGTTAATAAGTTCACCAATAGAGGTATGAGCACTTACAAGTGTATCAAGTGCATCTACCTTATTATCCATTGCTGTTTTTTGTATTTCTTTTGCTTTATCAACAACAAGTCTAAGTAGATATTTTTCATATATTTTTCTAGCGTATACCTCTATAGATGCCTTTGTCCCAGCCTTACCCATACACTCTGAGATAAATATAGTATCTATACCTACTGCCTTATTAGCAGCATTTAACTCTGAAGATATAGTCATTAGGTCTATATGTTCTCTCCTTGAAATCATGCTAGATAAAATACCCCAAAGCATTTTACATTTAGGGTCATACCATACATCATCAGCTATAATATATCTAGCTACATCACTATGAACACTAGGATAGTTCATGATACCACCAATAACAGCAAACTCTATAGAAGTATCATTTGGTAGCTCTTTATTCAAAATAATTCCTCCTGTGCTGTTTTGTTTTTAATAAATTTGGCATAGTCTTCATTGAGTTCTATGCCTACCCATTTTCGTCCTAACCTCTTAGCTACAGTTGCAGTTGTACCACTACCCATAAATGGATCTAGCACCACATCTCCCTCTTTTGTTCCAGCTTTTATACAAAGCTCAGGAAGTTTCTCAGGAAATACTGCAAAATGTGCTTCACCTGACTGCGCAGTGTTAAAGCTCCATACACTACGTTTATTCTTATATTCTCCAGTTGGCTGCGAGCTGGCTGCGACAGAACATGCCTTAGGCTCATCCCTTCTTATATCTTTTCTTGCACCTCTATTATCACCTATATATTTAGCTTTCTCTTGTATAGCCTTATAGTCAAAGTAATACTTAGGCTTTAACGAAAATAAGAATATATATTCATGTGATTTAACACATCTATCCTTGACTGCTTCTGGCATAGGGTTAGGTTTATGCCATATAATATCTTGCCTTAAATACCATCCATCTTTTTGCATAGCAAATGCAAACATCCAAGGTACTCCACATAAATCTTTTGTTTTTAGTCGTGGATGCTTAGGTGGTGCTTTACGTTGCATTCTATAATTAGAACCGGTAGCATCATTAGTAATGGAATTGCCACCATCCCAATGTCCACCCTTAGCACCAAAGTAAGTATCCCCTATGTTGACCCATAGAGTACCATCATCTCTAAGTACACGTTTTGATTTATTGAATAAGGCTGTGAGTTTTACTACAAAATCATCAGGTGTAAGCTCTTCACCAAGTTGTCCATCTCTATTGTAATCTCTAAGACCCCAATAAGGTGGTGAAGTAACTATAGCCTGTACTGATTTTTCTTCTATTTCATCTATTTTTTTATAACAATCACCAATCAGTAACAATGTCTCTCTCCATAAGTTGTGAATACCTCTTCATGGTAACTTTTACAAGACGTGATGTAATCTTTACATTATTATCTGTATAGCCACCTATGTTATCAAGAAATGATATTAATCGTTTCTCGTAAAAAGATATTAACCATTCATGGAGTTCTTGTTCTGATCCGAATTTGTCTGCGAAGATTCCCAAGACTCACCTTTCGTTAATGCTTTTGAAATTGCTTCTTCAAAATCTACTTCATCAACTTGGTTTACTTGGTATAGAGAATCTCCATCTTGCATTTCAAGATGTTTCATTGGTTGATTCTTATAATAGATTCCCCAATTCTCAGTTCTAAGAACTTTTATTATTTTTTCTATAACATCCATAGTTTTTTTATTTTCAGCTATCTTTCTTCCAATTCCACTTTGCAATTCACCTTCCCAGTAAAGTGCATCTACATACTTAAGAAACTTTCTTCCATCTGATATAATATAGACAGTATCAAGCTCCTCCACTATCTTTAGATTGCTTTTTTTCAAACTCGTCTGTAACCTTCTTGATGAACTTATTGAAGTTTTCTGTATCTCCCTTATGATCTAAATATAAGGAGAATACTTGCTTAGTTTCAAGAACTTCTTGTCTTATCTGTTGTATATGTTGATATAACAGATGGTCATTAGAATTAAGTCCAGTCAGTGTTTCGGTTATCTCTCTATTGGTTAATTTCTTTTTCTTCAAGGATTCTTTCTTTTTTTGCTTGTTTCATATTTTTTGTGCCAAATCTTTCCTTATAAGCACACTCTCTACATATATTTATTTTAGTCCCAGTTAATCTGCTTTCCCATACAAACTTATTCCTCATTGTCCTTTCTCCACACATTTTGCACCTGTATGACAGTTTCGGTTTTTTTTCTAATAAGTATATTTTTGGTCTCGCCATATTTCTTTTTTAGATAATCTCTTATCTTCTGGGCTGCTGTTCTTTTCAATTATGTAGTAGCTTCAGCTTTTTTAGTTTTTTTCCTAGATTTTGTTACAACTATTTCTTTAGGCTTTACTGTGTCTATTTCTGTTAGATCAACGTGTTTCATTCTTGTTTGTACAAGCTCTTCTAATGCTCCTTCAACAAGTTTTAATCTTCTTTCTATATCATCTATTTTATTCTCCATAGAAATCCTAATTCCCATTATTTTTCTCCTTTATTACATTGATTAATCGTTTATCTTGTATTTCTAAAAGCCTAGCTGATACATATACCATACAATCTAAGACCTCTTCCAATGCCTCTTGTTCAAAGTCCCTACCATCGCCTATAAGATCATCAGCAGACTTACCATATTTTTTATAGCCTAATTCTAGTCTATCTTTAACTAAATTTAATATTCTTTTACTCTTTACCATAGTCTTTGAGTTTTTAATTTATATCGTCTAGTTTGATATGCTCTGTTGTAAATTTTTCTGCAAGACTTACATTTAACATCTTTATTGTGTGCACTTACAGTGTAAAACTCTTCTCTAGGAAGGTCTTTATTGCAATCTTTACATGTCTTCATTTCTCTTTATTATCCTCTCCTATTATGGGTAAATATGAATGTAATATTTCTTCTAGTATATCTAGTCTCTTTTGCAAGTCTTTCTTCTCTTGCACAAGATGTTTTATTATCTCCATAAACTCATAGTTTTCCATCGATATTTTATCTATCTTCTTTTCCCAGTCTACCGGAGGATGACTATTCTTTTCTAATCTAGCCAGCCTCCTTAATATATTCCTTATTATATTATTCATAAATCTATGAGCAGGTAGTTATGAGGTATGCTAAGGTCTAACTTATCGTCTGCGAATCAAGGTAATAAATGAAACGTACCTGCTCAAATTCTTTTTTCATAAAACTTGCATCCTACATCTACAACATTGGGTGGAATATCTTTCTTCTCCTCATCTATCAACTCGAAGTATAGACAGCATCCAAGTAGGTTTATCCCACCCTTTTGTTGATACTTGCATGTCCAACACTCTATTTTAGTATCTACAGTTTCCATGGTAATATAAGTATTGTCAGCATTTTCCCCTATATTTTTAAATCTTTGAGGGCTTATACTTGTTAATCGTTTGTTTCCTTCAAAGTAAAAACTAGGATGTCCTTTTAGTCACCCTTTGTATAAACCCTCTGATGTATTCGATGGAGTTTTTATACTGCAACTTCCAGCCAGTATTCATCTCTAGCATATACGGATACAAGGTGTAGTAATCCTTATGTGTCCTGCAAGACACTATATGCCTATGAATCTTTTATATACCTATAAGTAGTAGCACGACTTATATTTAAAAGCCTTGCTACTCTTACAGGTTTCATTCTTAAGGCTCTAACACATATACGTGCTAGTTTTTTCTTTAAACTAGAAGGGAAGATCATTTGTCGTAGTCCCAGCTAATCTTTTACCACTTTCCCATCTCTTAGTAAACTTACATCTCCATGATGGACATGTCTCACCTTTATCGTTTACCCAATCTTGACCACGACCAACAACAGCAACAACTGGTGTTCCATTTAACTTGTCTACATCAAGATCTGGTAGTATTTGTACTTTAACAGTTCTACCATTGACAGTACGTTCTTCAGTTCTTATCTCCATACCTAATGATTGACAAAACATTAAGTATCTCTTATTGCCCTCAGCATTAGATACAAATGTATCCTTATCCGTAGGCTCTAAGAATCTAAATACACCATCAGCAACTACAGACCAATCAATATAGTGTTCACCGGAAATCTCTTTAGTCCCACCTTCTTTTGTTGTCATAGTATATTTATTATGTTCATTTTCTGGAGCTACACGTACTTTAAAATTAAAGATACGTGCTTTCATGGTTTTACCATCTTTTTGAAATTCCCTAGTCAATGTACGAGCATCTGTTATATGCCCAAGATAGTCCCCAGGGACTTTAGGAATATATTCCTCTCTCTCTGCAGTCCCATTATCACTTGGAATAAACAGAGCTTCCTCATTTTTGAGTGTTTCAGTCATTGTTGACATGCTTTCTCCTTACGTGTTTGTGTAATGTTCCATAGCTTGATGGAAATTACCTTGGTTTATTTGTCCCATGCTTATCTGATGTTTAACTGTATCAGCCAAGCCTTCCTTCTTATTGTCTTTTATTACATCTAGTAATTGTTTTTCTTGTGCTGCTGTTAGTGGTGGACTTGGTGGTAAGTCTTCACCAGCAAATATATGAATACCTAATCCATGTAATGCTATTGCCTTAGCTAAACATCTTTGAATACTTGTGTTTATCTGAAATGCATTTGGCACAGATATGGGTTTGTTAGAATGGTCAAGAACTGGATGGATTTGAGTCATCGTCACCTCATCTACCATCACACTTACCTTGACAAAGTAACCACATTCAGTTTTCATATATGGTGCACCATCGTACTCGTGTATAGTCCACGTAGCACTTGGATGTCTTTTCTTTAATTCCCTTACAGCATATGCCCAACTAAGATAACTAAACCTACCCTTCTTCTCCATATGTTTAGTAACATCTACTTGGTCAAGCCTTGTAAAGTAATTTGTTTTTTTAGTTGCCATGTTTCTCTCCTATTTCGTTCTTAATATTCCAGAAATGTTGATTTCTACCATCCGTATTATCTATGCAAAGACAACATATAGTATCTTCTTCATCTATTTCTGCATCACATTTATAGCACTTGTTCAATTTACAATCTCACCCTTCCAATGATCTACTGCTATTGCATGTCCATCAATGCATGAAGCTGAGTACACAGCATCCCATTTCCCACTTGCTATTATAAGTCTAACCTGTTCTTCCCCTTCATATTTTTTAGTTTCCTTATTATAGAATGTACCTTTAAATATTACATCTCCATTAGGTGAGTAAGATACTCTGTCAGCATTTACATATATATCTCCATTCTCTGATAAATCTTCAGTAACCTTAACACACCAATACATTTGTCCATAGTTGTATGGTTCTCTCATTGTTCTCTCCTTTATTTAAAACTTGGTGGCTTACAGTGATCCTTAAACTGACAATAGTTACAACACCAAGCATAGGCTGGTGACGTACCAAATTGAAACCCAGGAAGTCCTTTGCTATGCTCTTCGTTAATAGCCATCCAATATCTCTTTGCTTGTTTAACATAATCAAGTGGGACATCTACACGTCTCATAGCAGATGTATCCTTGTTGTAGTATATGATAGCTATCTCATCTAACCTACCATGAGTTCTTTCCACAGCAATACCATAAGTACCAATCTGCAAAAAATGATTTCTATTTACTTGCTTGTTCGTAAAGGCTCTTGAAAACTTTTGTTTCCAACTAAAGCTAGCAGTTGTCTTAATGTCAAATAATCCTATGTTATCACTACCTTTTGATACAACATCATAGTATCCTCTAACATTAAATTCTTTAAGTTCAATTTCACCTTCGATGTCAAACGTGACATCAGTATGTTCTACAATATAATCTTTGTTAATATTATTATTTATATTATCTTTTTTAATATTATTATAATATATTAAGGCGTTCTGAATATCTTCGTGAAGAACAGTACCTAATGCCATCTTTCTCATGGCTGATTTGTTAACTGGATTTGTAGGTTCAGCTTTCTCAACAGACTCAAAATAGAGCTTGCGAGAACAAAAGCCAGCACCACTTGCATGATACCAGCTTTCCTTCCCTTCATATCTATCTCTTCTGTTCTGCTCGTTTTTATAGAGCAAATATTCGTGATAAATCTTTTCAAACATTACGTTCTCACATATTCTTCGATAAGTTCAATGATCTTATCTCTGTATGTGGGACTATTGTCTTCTATAGATTTTATCCTGAATTTATTGTATAAATGGTTAGGTATTTTAAATTGAAAATTTATATACCCTTTTTCACTCTTCGTCATATTCTCTCTCTTTTCTCATTGGATTTCGTAGTTAAAATTAACATATAACATATGATATATCCCAAACATATTTTAAAAATAATTAAATTATTTATTGTATTGACGATAGTATCATATGGTCTCAATTATGTCTCACTATTTTTTAGAGACACCTTTTATGTTAGATAACCATCCAATAGTTAAGGGTTTTCTATTTACAACACAATCTCTTATAATATCAGCATCTACAAAAGAATGAATAGCAGTTTTTAATTTATACGCAGTATCCACATTAAACATCCAATATAGACATTCTCTTTTTGCCTTTCTTGTATCATCTTTAATGTATCCGGTATAATGAGCTATTGCAATTAAATACGTAGTTGGAGATTTTCCTTCTGCTACTGTATGCCTAATAGCATTTCTTCCACCTATAGCTTCTAGTGACTTGATAGCCTTAAGTGTTCTTACAGATATTTCTTTAGCTCCATTTAGGTATCTTTCTGTTTCTTGTGCTGCTGTTAGTGGCATTTGATCCTGATGGTCAATAACAAACATTTTATCATAATTAGTTTTTGTCACCTTATGATGTATTATTGCAGGTATATATTCTATACCTAGATCCTTAAATGCATTTAACCTTCTATGTCCTGCGACTAGTGATTTTTCGTCAGCTGCAATAAGAATAGGATTTAAAAGTCCTATCTCTCTTATGCTTTCCTTAAGAGCATTAAAAGATCTATTTGTCCTATCTGTTCTTATAGATGGATTATGTTTATTTTCAATCACCTCTGATACTTTAACTTGTTTGTATTGCATTACCTGTTCTCCTTTATTTTATAGGTTATTCCTTTTATTTTAAGTTCTTCAAGTGTATCTAAGCTAATAAACCTGTATGCCTTTTTATGCATATCAAATACACCAACTAGGCTACACTCTTCTGGTTTAAACTTAAGTCCTTTGCCGGTAACATATTTAGCTACTCCTTGTCTGCACACCATTCTACGTAATTCACCATTCTTCTTTGTAAAAGTAGCAGCAAATATCTTACCATTAGTTTTATATATATACTCTCTTGCAGTATCTCTGTCTATTTTTTTCATTTTACTCTCCTTAGTTAAAATAGCTGTGTATTGTGTGTATTGCAATAATTAAAATAGGGGTAGGCAGAAAGGCATAGGGCGAAATGAAAGAAACCCTACTGCATACAAGGGAGAACCTGTATGATATAACCTACCCCTATTGATATTATTTACAGCATTTTAAATAGTATGTACCAAAATAACATAGTACTTGCTATTATACCCACATATACCATGATATGTCCAATAGAGCCAAGTATATGTGCTATTTGATCTATTATATCATCTTTATCTACCATATTTGGAAACCTCCAGACTTTTCACAGAAATTAGCAAACTCTAATACACGTTTGACCTCGAATGGATAATTTCTATCGTAATCACTATCACTTAATTTGCTTTGTTTATGTTTGTAGTAGTCATTATAAGCATGAACATCACCTCTGTTAAATAGTTTACGCAATCTACTAGCTATGCGTTTTGACTTTGTCTTAGCTATTGTATGTCCATTGTTCATGAATCCTTGATTCATATCTTTATCTGTGATAAACTCACAGACACTACATACATAACTCCATAGTGGTCTCCAGAGCCATACATTGCTCCTAAAGTAAGCACCCTCACTATTATCTTGCCACTCAATAACAGCATCCATATGTTCACGATATTCTTTTTCTATCTTTGGATCAAGATATCTTCTGTTGCCATCTACAATCCATGGATCACCTTTTTTCCATGTAGGCTCTGGTG